GCACGTCAACTTCTTGCTGGTACCGAGCGTGAGCGCAACCTACAACAAAATCTGGCAAACATTCAGGCAACTGGCGCACAGAAAGCCTACGAAGATGCGATGCGTGGTATGCAGTTTGGCACTCAGGCTGGGCTACAAGGTGCTCAAGCCGCCACCCAAGCCGGTGCTACATTAGGTCAATTGGGTATTGGACAGCAACAAGCAGGTATTGACTTGGCTAAAGCACAAGAAGCCTTTGGTGCAATGGGTCAAGCCGAGCAGCAGAAAGCCCTTGACCTTCAGTATCAGGACTTCTTACAGCAACAACAGTATCCATACAAGCAACTTGGCTTTATGTCTGACATCCTCCGTGGAAGCGCAAACCTTGCGGCTACTGGAGGTAAGACTGTTTATGAGCCGCCTCCATCCGTAGCATCACAGATCGGTGGTTTGGGATTGGCTGGGCTTGGCGTATATAACCTTCTGAAGTGAGATTAAGATGGACGACATGGATAATTTTGACTTGCTATCAGCCGAAAAGGTTGCCGCTAAATATGGCGGAGATAAACGTAAGATTGGTGAAGCCGCTCGAATGGGGTTGGTTAACCCGACTGTTGCCGTTATGGCTGGTATGTTTATTGACCGGATGCGAAACGCCGCAATTAAAGAGCAGCAACCTACTACAACTGTAGCCCAAGATGTTATGGCTCCGGCTACGCAAATGGCTGAAATGTTTGTTGACCGTATGCGCGGTGACGCAGCCCAAGGGCAAGCGGCTCCTCAGATGCCTACTCAAATGACTGCAACTCCCGCACAAACTGCAACTTTGGCTGAAGGTGGCCTGACTGCACTGCCCGTTGATGATGATATGTTCCCTGATGAATACGCAGGTGGTGGGATTGTGGCTTTCCAAAATGAAGGATTTGTTGACCCCATGTTTAGTGCGCCTGATATGGGAGACCCATATGCTAGAGAACGTACTCCTTCCCAGTATGAGATGTTTACAAAAGAACTTACGCTTCCAGAACTTCAAGAGTATTACCGTTCCGGTAAGGTTCCAGATAGATTAGCAGGGCAAGAACCCAGCGGACTTGGTTCTCGTGGCATTCCTTTATTTGGGGGGTATACGGGGTATGACTTACCTAAAGCCCCATCTAAATCAAAAGATGAAGCCGTTAAACCTGCTGCCGCTGCTGCTCCTGCTGCTAGAAGTAAAGGCGCAGAAGAAAGTAAAGGAGAAGGGCGTGGCGCATCTAAAGCCGCAGCCGCACCTACCGACTATGCTGAATACCTAAAAAGTTTAAAGACTAAATTTGGTGTTTCTGATGCGCCAGATGCCAAGGCTCGGGAGGCTCTAGATAAGTACAAAGAAAAACTTAATAAAGATTTGGACAAGGCCGGTGCTCTCGGTTTGGTGAGTGCAGGTCTTGGTATCGCTGGTGGTAAATCCAGATACGCTTTACAAAACCTTCAAGGCGCTATACCTGCGATTGAGCAGTATGGCAGGGCGATGGATAAAATCCGTGAGGGTGAGAAAGGTATTCTTGATAGTGAAGCCAGAATGGAACAAGCCGCCGATGCGCGTCGTCGTGGTGACATGGCAACCGCAATTTCGCTTGAGAAAGACGCTAGAGACTTTGCACTGAGAGAACGTACCGCAGCCGCACAAATTGCTCAGGCTAATAGAATGGGTGCGGAGGCTGAGGTAATTGATAGGTATGCTAAGTCTAAAGGTATTTCGTTTGATCAAGCAGCAGTTGAAATTGCTCAAATGCGTGGCGAAGCACGTGATCCCGTGAAAGCGGCAATAGCAGAAAAATTTAAAGCGGGTAAATCAGCAGGGAGAAACGATGCTGATATAATGAAAGACTTAAGAAAATCTTATCCTGATGTCTTTGGTTCAGCGTAATAAAATATGGCGACACGTTCTGAACAAATAATTTCTACTGTCCAGAAATTAGCAAAAGCAGGTGCTCCGGATACGGATATACTTAAGTATCTAGCCTACGAAGGTGTATCTGCTGGACAGTTCAAAGAACTCTTAGAAGGCCCTACGATTTTTGGTCAAGCCAAAGAGTTTGTAAAAGGCATTCCTGCTGGGTTTGTTGGAACCCTTGGAACCGCTGTTGAAGGCGCCGCCGCTTTATTACCTGAAGAAGCAGAGCAGGCTGTTGTTGGTCGTACCCGTAAGATTGTAGAGGGTCTAACTCCTGAAGCCGCCTTGGGTTATGAAGACACGGTTGGGCGCAATTTAGGCCAAGCCGTAGGTTCTATTGGGTCGTTTCTTGTTCCCGGTGGTATTGCAGGTAAAGCCTTGGGTGCGGCTGGTGTGGGCGCACGTACCGCTGGTACGGTGGTTGGTGGTGGTATAGGTGCCGCTGCTGGTGCAGGTGAAGCCCGTCAAAGAGCAGAAGCCGAAGAAGCCACACCAGAAGAGAAGTCTAGGGCTACACTTTTAGGAGTACTACCCGGTGCATTAGAAGCACTCCCTACCGCCCGTTTGTTGCGCTTTCTTGAGCCTGCCGAGGATATAGTTACTAAGTTACCCAAAGCACTTCAATCAGACATAATAAAGCGTGGCAAGGATGTTCTTACTACCGCAGGTGTTGAGGGTCTACAGGAATTTGCACAAGGGCTTGGGCAAAACTTAATCGCTCAAGGTATCTATAAACCTGACCAAGAGTTACTTGAAGGGTTAGGAGAGCAAGCCGCCTACGGTGCGGGGGCTGGTGCAATTGCTGAAGTAGTAATGAATATGGTGCTAGGACGCAAAGCGTCGGCTACCCGTGATAAGTTGTTAGAGCAAGAGAAAACAGAAGGCGCTACTGAAAAACCTTTGGCTTTGGGCTATAGCCCCCTAGCAGGTGTACCTACGGTGTTCCCTGACGGTACGGTTGCACTTAATTCCGAGCAAGAACTTGCTCAACGGTATGCAGATCAAAGTGCTTTGCCCCCCGAACTTCGACAAATGGATATGTTCCAAGGTGATTTGGAGCGAGAAGAAATATCCAAACGGTTTAGGCAACGCTATAACGAACCTGAGCCGGGCGTTTCTCCTGAACTTGCTGGCCCTGAATTTGAGGCGCAGTTCCCCACGGTGCTTACGGCTGACGTTTTAGACCAGACCGGTTTAAGTAAGCGTTCTTCTTTCTATAAAGAACTTGAGGGTAAAGATCTAACTGACCCAGAAGATCAAGTCGCTGTTGGACAAATCCTTAAGCGTGTACGGGCTAACCCTAATATAAGCGAGTCTACCAAGTCTGGTGTTGAAAGCATCGCCATGCAGGGGTTTGGTGCCGCAGCCAAGCAGCAAGAGTTGTTTGGGACCAAGGGAAAGAAAAAAGGCGAGCCAACGCCGGGAGCATTACGCACCGGGGCTGTTGAAGAGGAAGTTACAGAAGAAGCGATACCAGTTGCTGAAGGCCGTATTGTTAGAGAAGAAGACCTTAAGGCAATGGGCATAGGCCCATCTAATAAGAAAATAAGAGAACAAATTCTTGGTAAAAATTTAGATGATCCCGCTCAAGCACAGACAGTAAAAGAAGTGCTAGATGAGTTTGGTAGCGACCCTAACCGAAGCCCAAGGGTAGCCAAAGGAGTAGAAGACTTTCTTACTGGATTGGGCTTTAGGAAGGCAAAAGATGAACCTACTGGACAACCTGTCGTCGGAGCAACTGAGCCGGGCGTTTCTGTTTCTGACAAACGACGCAGTAGAGCCACCAAAGGAGTTAAAACACCTGACAGTGGATCAATGGCAAACGCTGGCGAAACTCCTAGACCTGCTGATGTTGGAGCGGCAACTACACAATCTACACTGAAGAAAGCGGTGTGGAAAAGTAAAGATTATGATTTCCCGGTTGAAGTTGTTGACGAGCCTGCTACGGTTGGATCAGATGGGGTTTCCTACTCTAAAGTCATATTTAACGGTCAAGAAACCTTTGTACCCACAAGCCAATTAGATATACTAGATGCAAACGCCTTAACAGACGGAGAACAATCTGCTCTACAGGATGAACTCCAAACCGAATTGTTTGGTGAGGGGGAGCCTTCCGTTAAAAACTTACCAGTGGCTAGTGATAAGAAAGTAACTCGCAAACGCCCAATACCTCAAGACGAGATTGATGAGGCAAATACATACTTAAAACAGTATGTTGAAAAGGCAGGCTCCGTTGAGGGGGCACTTAAACAGATTGCCGCAGAATTTGCTTTTGAGAAAAAAGTAAACCGTATGGCTAAGATGTCCTACAACGCTCTTAGTGACAAACACAAAGAACTTGTAGACCGAGAAATACAACAACAGCGCACTTTAAATACAGCCGGTGCTATGTACCTTTCCCGATATAACGAAGCCTTGCGGGCTAAACGGGAATCTAAGGACGAAGAAAAACGCCTAGAAGAGGAAGCACTTAACAAACAAAATGAACAGATACGTAAACAACGTGCTCAAGAGCGTAAGAAAGATGAAGAAGTTAAGGAGCGTGTTGGGCAGCAGATTCAAGATTTACTATCAGGCCGCAAAATTCGCTATCGTAGGGCCGAAAAAGGTGCCAAGAGCACCAAAGCCGCTGTTGAAAAGTTTGTAGCCGAGTTTACTAAGAATTGGAAAAACGCACCACCAATTGTTGTAGTGCAAAGCGTAGAGGGTCTGCCACCAAATATGCAGGCTCAGTTGTTAAAGGATCGCGCTGGAGATGTCCCGGGCGCATTTAATCCTAACGACGAAACGGTCTACTTAATTGCAGACAACATAAAAAATCCGCATCAGGTTGCTCTAACCATAGTACATGAGTCTATTGGGCATTACGGTTTACAAGCCATATTAGGTGCTCAATACCGTAAGGTAATGCATCGTTTGTATAACACCAACCATCAGGTGCGAGCCAAAGCCAACATGAAAATGGCTGAAGGCATGGACTTAAGTACGGCTGTTGAAGAGGTGCTCGCTGAAGCCGTTGAATCACGGTACGTAAAATCTGATACCTTGAAAGGGTACGCTTTACATCAGTTAAAGAAACTTATCCGTAACTTCTTACAGTTAATTGGTGTTAAGACTCTGCGTGATAAAGAAGTTACCGACCTTCTTGATTCTTTCCGTGACTATGTAATAGAAGGTAAAGGCACCCGGGGTGTAGGTAAGGCTTCAAAGAATGTAGTCTATAGAGATGATGGTAGCCCGTTTGACGGAACCACTGTAGAAGTTGGCGGGGTCAGCCGTTCTGTTTATGACTCTCGTGGGCGTCCGATTGCCCCTACTTTAGAAGGGGTTCGTAATTTCTGGAAATGGTTTGGCGACAGTAAGGCCGTTGATGAGACGGGGCGCCCCATTTTAATGTTCCACGGAACGTCTAGAGACATTTCAGAATTTATCCCTAAACAAGCAAACGCTATATTCTTAACCTCTGATCCCAGATTTGCTGAAGATTTTAGTATTTCGTCTCGCGAGTTTATAGAAGACGAGATTGTGGGGAAAATGACCCCTGAGCAAATGAATGTTTTTACTAATCGGATACTTGAAATTGCTGAACGAGATGGGGTATTTACCGCATTAGCAAAAGATGGGGACATGTATGGCCCAACTACTAAAGAAGACTTTAAGAAACTAAGCACTATAGATTTGTTTGATTATTTACATGATCAATACACCGACGCTATTAGAGAGTTAAACCCCACAGGGGAAAACATCATGCCCTTGTATGTTCGGGCAGAAAATCCGTTTGACTATCAGAATGATAAGCAGGTACGTGCAATTATTCAAAAGTTATTAGATCAAGGCTATCTCGACCCTAAATCTAATAAAAGTTCAGTATTCACAAGATATTTAACCAAAGCAGAAATTAACGATTTAGCAACTTCAGATAATTTGAGTCTTACGGACATTGTTTACGGAAACGCTTCAAATGGTAATTGGGGTGTTATTGAACAAAAGCCATTCCAAGAAGCCATTAAAGAACTTGGGCATGATGGGTTCTATGTGTCTGAGGGGGGTCGTAAAAACCTTGGAGTTTATAAGTCTGAGCAGATAAAGTCTGCTACAGGTAATCTTGAGGGTACGTTTGATCGTGCCTCTGGAGATATTAAATACCGCCGTGTAACCCCCGTGCTTACACCCGCAGGACAGCAGGCACAGGCTGTAATCCAGTCTATGGGTAATATTAGCAACGCCCAGCCAAAGCAACCGCAGATGAGCACCATGCAGAAAGTTGGTGCGTTCTTCTTTGATCCAAGTCTGCGGGAACGCGCAGTGCGTAGGTTAAGGGTAGAGGTTGCTTCTAAGGGTGCAAGTATAGAAGATAAGTTACAGAAAGCATGGAATGGGGCTATAAGAAACGCCACTGGAGAGATCCGACCTGACTTCTTTGCCCTGTCTGCCGAGCACGCAGATGTTATGACTGTAGAAGCCATGAAGCGCGGCAGATTAGTTCTTGATAAAAACGTGGGATGGCTTGCTAAAGATGGCCCTGCGTCGCTTCAGGGTGTAATGGATACGATTAAAGCACTAGGCGTCAAACTTGGTGATGTAGATTTAGCGTTCAAACTGGCTAACGACGCTTTCATTGCACGACGTGCTAACTCCTTAAGGAATGATCCTAACTCCCCAGTAGATCCAGCATTGTTGCCAAGCCCTGCGCAAATCAAAGCGGGTATGGATGCGTTTAATCAATTCCCTGAATTAGATGCCGCCTTTAAACAGTTTACGGAATTTAAAAATGGCTTAATCGACGCTATGGTAGAAGGTGGTCGGTTAAGCAAACAACAAGCACAACAGTGGAAAGATGTTATTGATTACGTGCCTTGGAACCGTATCAAGGACTTTGAAGAGGCTATCCAGAATAGCCCTCAGATGTACATGAAGGGTCTAGTCAACCTTGGCACCATGAAGCAACTAAAAGGTGGGGTAGACCCCATCAACAACATTTTTGACAACATGGTTGGCCTGTCGTTTTGGATGGGTAACAGTGCTATTCGTAACCACGCTGGTCTTAAGATAGTAGATGCTTTTGTAAATAACAATCTTGGGGCTAAAAAAATATCAAACCCGCAGGCCCCCGGTGTTAACCCTAATAATGTTATTTTTATTTATCGAGATGGCAAGCCTGAAGCATACGAATTTGATGACATCCTAGACGTATATGCTTTCAAAGGTCTGGAAAGTGCTACCGGGCCACTCTTAAACGCTTTTGCAGGGTTGGCAAACATACTGCGCAAGGCTACTACGGCTACCCCACAGTTTGCTTTAAGTCAGGTTTTCCAAGACTCTTATCGTGCTACGGTTAACTCCGGTGTTAAAAACCCGTTTAGTATCCCCGGCAAAGTTATCAAAAACTTTATAAAAGAACTTGGGGACGACCCACTCACAAGAGAACTTAGGGCTATGGGAATTGCCGGTGCCTATGATTTTATGCCGGGTCGGGCACAGGATGCGATTGAGAAAGAGTTTGGGGTAAAGCAGCGCAGCATATTTGACAGAGTGTTTTCTTTTGCAGAAGCACCCTCGATTGCATCTGATGCCGCTACCCGTAAGGCTGTGTTTGAGCAAACCCTTGCAGAGACTAAGTCAGCCCAGTTTCCTGATGGGGATGTGTTGCTTGCCCGTTATCGCGCACAGGAAATTATTAACTTTAAACGCCAAGGTAAGAATAAGTTTGTAGGTGTATTGCGTCAGGTTATTCCGTTTATGAACGCATACATTCAGGGTATGGACGTTTACTACCGATCCATGACGGGGCGTGGTATTTCTGCCCAAGAGAAGAAACTCGCGGCAATGTTGTTTTGGAGAACCGGAGTTAAATTGATGGCGTTGTCTAGCGTCTATGCCATGCTAGTTGGTGGTGATGACGAGTACCAAGGACTACGGGATTACGAAAAAGACAAGAACTTTATCATTCCGGGTTTACCTGAGTGGGCACCAAATAAGATCCCGGTTGCGCCTGAAGTAGGCTTCTTGTTTAAAGTATTGCCGGAGCGCATGTGGAATTACATATCTAGTCAGGGAACTGAACGCCCTGAAGATGCTACAGCCTTACGAAAAGCAATTGGCTCGGCTTTGGTAGATTCCTTTGCCACACCTAACATGACGCCGCAGTTTCTTAAACCAAGCCTTGAGGTAGCAGTTAACTATTCTTTCTTTACTCAATCTCAAATTGTAGGGCGTGGGTTGGAGAAAGTAGAACCATCACAGCAATACACCGATAGCACTTCTGAGTTGGCTAAGATGCTTGGTGGCTTAGCAAATATCTCTCCGATAAAACTGGAGTACCTTATCCGTGGCTACACAGGTATTGCAGGGGGTACGGCTTTAGACATAACCAACGTATTAGCGGCAGATAGACCCGATAGAAGATTGTACGAATTGCCCGGATTTAAGACTTTTATGTATGACCGTATTCCGGGTGGTTACAAAGAGCAGTACTACAATTTCCGTGAGGATATTGATCGGGTAGTTAGCACTGTTAATACGTTCCGTGCTCGGGGGCAGATAGAGGAACTTGTTAACTACTTAGATAAAGACAAGAATCTTATGCTCTATTCGCTAGGTAGTATGATAAGCACTGTAGATCAGCAGTTTGAAAATATACGGGCGCTTAAGAAAGTTGTATCCAATGATCCAAAAATTAGCGGTAAAGACAAGAAACAAGTATTGGAAGACCTAGAGCGTTTTGAAAACAGTCTGATAGAAGAACTTAACGTGCCGTTTATGAGAAAGACTTCGGGGTATTAAAAAAGACCCCCGACATTTAGCCGGGGGTTAAGCCTATCGAGGAGATGATAGGAGAGTGAGGCTCAAGAATATCACTCAATCCTCCAGCAGCGCAACCCGTATCTATTACTTTCAATAACTTGTTTACAGATAACTCTATACCTCAACCGGCCCGCTTCCCACGTAAGTTGTTTAATAGCGTTATCGGTATCTAGGCAGGGTATGAAAAACGACATACCGGGTTCAATCGACCCCCAAGGTATCTCCACCTTCAGGTTTAATATCTGCATTTACAATCGCGTCCTCAGCAAAAAAGTCTAGTTTTGATGTATCAAATGTCAAAGCCATAACCCCATCAGATGCCCCCATTGCCGTACCTGCAAGCATCCGTTTCTTCTTCAAACCTATAAAAGCCTTGCTCTTGCGGTAAGGATTCAGGGTGTCCTCGTAGCCCATAAAGGTTTTGGCACAGTCATCTCGCCATTCCTTGTTGACCACAAACAGCATCTTTGTATCCGGCTCATAGCGGACTACCACCTTGCCACGGGGTTCACGGATCGGTGCCTGCTCTAGTCCCGTCCGGCTGTGGGTCTTGCCATTTATGACCAAAATATCCTGATAGTGACGTTGTAGGAAGCCGCCAAGGTAATCAGCCACGCTTGAAAACTCTTCGTTATTCTTGTTGCGGGTGTTGTTAACTAGGTTTACAGCATGGTCAAACACGGGTTCGATTGGGATGTTATGCAGCCCCAAGTTACGAGCGATGATGCCCCCCGTTATATCAATAGCAATACCTGCTGACCAAAAGCGTTCAGTGTTCGTTATGTTCGCGGCGCGGTCTAATTTCCTATTTACGCGCCCCAGTAGTTCAATAACCGTGGGTAGGTTGCTTGCTACATACTTAATGTAGGGGTCTATAGCGTGCCCGTAGTTGCTAATGATTCGCCCAAAATGAGACTTTGACCACGTAGGATCGTCTTGGGTATCGGGCAGAATCTCGTCCTCTAGTATCCGTAGCAGTTCCGCATCGGGGAAAGATTTGAGGGTCATCAGGGCGTCTTTAACGCGGCGGTTAGATGAGGAAACCACCGGGATTTGCCAAGTCGTGAGGTTAATTCGCTCGACGTTAGCCTTACCGCTCATGCGGTTCTTGCCCTTGCCGGAAGTTATGTCGTACACAAGGTTTGACATGATCTTGACTTCTAAGTTAGTTAACTCGTCAATCGTAGGAGTCATTGACTGCATCGTGCCCATCCGTTGCATACGATGGTTATGTGTATCTTTATAAGATAGCATCAATTGCTTGGGGTTGCCGTAGATTGAATTGATGGCGTGTAGCAGGGTAGTTTTGCCTGACCCACCACGTTGACTGACTAGATTGAGGAGGAACCCATCTAGGAAGCCTTCACCTACAAACTTCATAAGAGGCCCACCAAAACCCATGAAGAACGCAAAAGCACGCTGCTCCATCCCCGGTCTACCGTAGGCATTGATGATGTCTTTCCAAACATGGAAGTCACCTTTGGGCTTAAACGCGGGTATGGTAGGTAGTGTTACAACAGTTGGGGGGCTGTAGAGCACCTGACCATCAGAACGAATCTCTCTGTCCCCAACGATGAATGCGCTGTCATCTTCTAACCAACCAAACTGTTTACGGGCGATTTCTGATTTGCCCATTGCTTGTAGTTCCTCTACCCACCTTGTTACGTATGACATAAGTAGTTCCTGTCTTTTCCCCAGTATGGCTATACCCTGCTGTGCGACTGCATTAATAAACTTTTCTTTGGATAGCGCAGAAGTAAGCGGCACTATAAATTCACGTACACCGTCTTTGGGTAAATGCAACCGGAGCAGGAGCGTCTCCCCGTCATCAGGGTCGTGGATGCGTTTTACCACATACACATCGTATGGGTAAATTAATTCGTCTTTGTCATCTTCTTTGTTGGGATCAGCACGGCGGTACACTCCACCTACCTTGCCTCTGAAGTACGGAAACGGATACGTTGGGATGTTATAGGTTACGGCTTCTTTAGTGACTTCTTCCACCTGTGTAACTACATTATCTTCTTCGGCGGCTTCAACAATCTCTCTTCCAATTTGGATTGGAGACGTTACTTTAAGTGTGCACCCCTCGCAGGCTGATGGATTAAGTGTTTTGAAGGTGGCACAGGTGTACGGCCCCTTAGTCTCATTAGCCTTTTTAATAGTCCGATTTGCTGAGTATTCGGGGTGTTGTTCTGAGATTTTATGGATACCCACGCTTCCATCTACGCAAGCGTTTGCGACAGATAAAGCGGCTCTCCATAGAGGTTCTTCGAGTGTGTCTTGATTCCTAAATGCGTTGGCAATCTGCTCACAGCCTTCCCCATTGACTGATTTGATAAGGATTGTTTTAAATTTGGACTGGTAGTTACCCATCAGTGCCAAGGTCATCGGATCCATCTGCCGTGTGAACGGCTTCTTACCCGGAATGTCGAGGGGGTCTACTACAGGTAATTTCTCAGAGAACGCACTAAGACTAACCCGCTTGCCTGCTTTTAATACTTTGGTTGGTAGGGGGTTGTCCGGGTCTTTGAAGTTTAATGTCTCGGGTATCCGCAGTATGCGTGCTACGTCTGCCGTAACTGCGGGGTCAGCCTCAAACTTGTGCTCTTGGCACAAAGCCTTAAATCGCTCGGCTATGGGCTTCCATTCCTCCCGTGATACAGGTTGTTCTAACACCCAGTATGCGTGCAGGCCGCGCCCTGAATTAACAATTACAGTTGGTTTAGTAAAGTTGGTGTTTGCCAAAAACTTTAGTAGTGCATCAATACCTTCTGTCTGATCAGCGTAGGCTTTGTTCGCTCCGCAGTCTATGTCTACAAAGAACGAGTTAAGTTCTTTTGCATTGGCGACTGTGCGTCCTTCGTCTGATTGGAAATTTGCTAAAGCAAAGTAAGCATCATAGCCTTTGTGTACCATCGCATCCGCGTAGTCGCTTACTTCGTCAATAGATTCTACAAAGACCTGCTTTGGTTTCTTGTCTGTACCTAAACCCACTACACAGTATTGTCCTGTCGGGGGTAAGACGAGAGATAGAAATTCTGTTTTTGAGACCATAGCCGCCATCAATCAATGCGCCGTCGTTAAAATAAGGTAGGCAGGGATAGGACGGCGGACTACCCTTTTCGGGTGCCCCCTAGCCTCCTTAAACCGTTTACGTATTCAATTTAGTAAGCAACTTCTCAACTATTTCTTTGTGCTTATTGACTACGTTTGTTTTACCTTTAAACCAATGGTAAACCGTCATACGTGTAACTTTTAAAAAATCAGCCACATCTACAACCGGAATGTCGTTCCTAATGCAGATCTGCCCAAGTTGTACTCCTAACTTAGTTTGATCTGCTTCATTCACGGCTTTGATGAACTTGGTGGTGTATCCACGTGACATAACAACCTCCCGTTAGTCGTCCCACTCTTCAAGAATCTTGTTGAGATCCTTCTTCGGTGTAGGTGCTTCTTCTTTCTTAGTTGCACGCTTGATAGGTTCTTCAACAGACTCGACCTTCGATATTTCCTGAACGGGAACTTTTGGCTCTTCTCGGGGGGCCTCGACCTTCGATATTTCCTGAACGGGAACTTCTGAGTCTACACCATCAACCTGAGCAACCGTCATGGTAATCGCCTTAATTGCATCTCCGGTTTTACCCTTACCCAAAGCGGTATTGAATTCATTAGTCTCCAAAAACCGTACTGGTTTGAAAGTCAATTTCGGAGTAGCACTATTAGTGTCAAAGCGCATCTCGGTTACAACTGACGTGATGGGTACGCCTTTACTTCCAATCATCTTGGCATACGTCTGTAAAGGCCACTTGCCCGGCTCACCTTCGCCAAAGATTGACTGGCTTGGTAGGGTAAGTTGGTAGACATCCCCATTAATGTCGTTCTCCAAAACAACTGCTAAACGCTGAGAGAAACGGCACGCACGGCTATCTCCCTGCCCGGAACCTTTGATGTTCTGTGGGCAGTCTTTACAGGTTTTAGCCTGCGGTGCTTTTGCTTTTGCATCGGGCACTTCGCCATCGGCAGACCAACAATCAGGCGCAGAGGCTACACCCTTTTTGTATACACCTGCATAGAATGTACGAGATACCTTTGGTGCGGCGGCAACGATAACAACATTCATCACACGCTCTTCGTTGCGTGCAATCTCTTTACCGTTAACCATCATGCGCCATACACCACCCTCGATGGAAATACGCTTGGCACCACCTCCGCCACCCATAAGGGCTTTGGTCGTCTCATCTATCTCGACTTCGCGCAGGTGCGCAGGTAGGTTTTGATTCAATAATGCTAAGTCACTCATGTTTTTCTCCTAATAGAGATTGTGTATTTGCTATCCACATTTAGCCCCGGTGGAAGCAAATCGGGGTTTTCTTCAAGGAACGTAGCCATATTGGTTTGCGCAATGCGTTTTTCCAGTAACTCCGGCATTTGGTGTTCCAATAGAAATTTGTGAAACGAATGCCAATCGTTTGTCCAAAACCTTTTTGAAACGCGGCGACTCACCGTGCCAAACTCAGTCTTGAACCCATCAGCACCCATTGTTTTGCAAACGTCGAGAAGTTTCTCGCTAATCATATCTTGCGATTCTTCTAACTCTTTATCTTGCGCTTCGTACTCATCCGTGAGTTGCTTACGCCTGTCGCGGATCTTGATGTACGCCTTGACTAACTTATCGGCAGACACATTGTCCATTTTCACTCTCCATATAGTTATGTTTGATAATACTAATCACAATCTTTTACTCTGTCAAGCCTCTTCCAAAATATTTTTATAAAGGTCTACCACTCTAGTATGAATATCGACTTTTGCTTCGAGCATTGCATACATTCTTTTCTCAACGTGAGATCCCTGAAGATGTACTACGGTGCAAGGATTACGCTGACCAGCGCGGTGGACACGTGCGTTCGCCTGTAAATAAGTTTCTACAGACATGACGGGCGACCAATACACCACCACGTTTGCGGCGTGCAAAGTAACTCCATGAGATGCCGCCTGTGGTTGAATTACAAGCACTTTGGGGTTGGGTTCTGTTTGGAATTTATTAAAGATTTCCGTGCGTCTGTTGACTGATACAGCACCGTTGATAATCTCTGAGGTGTACCCGTCTCTGATAAGTTCTTCGTGGACGATCTGAATAGCATGGCGGTACGGCACGAATACAATCACTTTGTGTGATGCTTCATCTATAACTTCTTTTAGGGCGGCTAGTCGGTTGGATGCATCAAAGGCTATGACTTCTCCACTATCCGAGTAGACCGCGCCTCCTGAAAGTTGTAGTAATTTGTTAAGGTTTGCTGCTGCATTTACCGTAGTAATTTCCTCGCCTGCCGCAGTTGCCACCATATGTTTACGGATGGTTTCGTAGTATTTCTCTTGCTGTGCGGTAAGGGGTACTTTGCGAGTTACGTAGGTCATGTCCGGTAGATCAAGGCATTCCTCCTTCGTAAACCTAATTGCGGGTTGTAAAACTTGATGGATGATGTCTTCTGCGCGGGGACGGGGAACCCACTTAAATTGCGTTATCTTTTGCATCACCTGATCTTTAAACGAACCAAAGAATCGAGGCACGCCTGACGGGTTGACTATCTTTGCAAGCCCATACGCATCGGTAGGTGCCTGCGCCGCAGGGGTTCCCGTTAGCATCCATACCCACGTGTTAGGTTTGATGATTGAGTTTAGTGTTTTCCAACGCTTAGTTGATACCGTTTTATATGCATTGGCTTCATCGACTACGATCAAATCAAAATCACTTTCGTTGACCGCATCCTTAACAATCTCAAGACCATCAAAGTTACATATCACAAACTCAGCATTAGACTTAACCGCTTTGATTCGTTTGTCTCGCGAGTAACTGTGTGCGACTTGAACCGTGCGGTGCATAGCAAACCTAAATAAGTCATTGACCCACGCAGATTCCATGATTGACAACGGGCATAGCACTAACACACGTTTTATCATCCCTAACTTCATCAGGTAGTCAGCCGCCCATATCACGCTACCTGTCTTGCCTGTACCCTGCTCGTTAAAACAGAACGCACGGCGATGCAACGTCAGAAACTCTGAAGTAGTTTTTTGATGATCAAATGGTTTATATAAACCGGGCCAGTCATAATGCGCAATGATGGGTGAGGGCACGTTCCGAATACGCAAGTTCTTTAATACCTGCGCTTCTTCAAGCCCCCACTTCACTAACACTTCGCCTGTGTCCAACACTTTGCTGCGAGGAATAACCGTGGTAATACGGTTGGGTTCCTTTACTTTTAACAACAATGCTTTATTTTCTAATATTTGCATTACACTCTCTTAAAATCACTCATCGGGATATAGACGCAATCTTCTAAATCCATTGAATCGCCTCTATCGTAGCGACCCCCTTTTTGAATGGGGTATTCTTTTTTTATTTTTGCTACAAAGACACCATCAGTAAATTCAACTACCAACATAAACGGCACACCGGACTCTTCGGATAACCTCAAAGCACTTCGCCACTTGTTTGCCGATAACAACAATGTTGGGTATCTAGTGCTTGAGTTAAATCTTTTTTTTATCTCTATGAGTGCCGCTAGTTTGTCATCAGGCCCAAAAACTGCACCGTCAATACTTGACAATTCCACGGATTTTTTAAACGTACAATTCCATGCGGTTTCTAAATATTTAGCCACCTTGCTTTCGTTTTGCCGATCTGTTTCGGTCTCGTATATTTTTCTCATTCACCCTCCACAAAGACGCCGGTAGGCCGAAAGTGATGTTTTCACTTTCAGCCCGAAAAACTACGACTACTGTAAAACTACTACCTAATTCTACTTCTTTTTCTTGTAATTGCGTGCACGATTTTTACTAGGGGATTCCAGTACGTAACCATCTTTGTTTGTACCACCCTTACTCAAAGCAACCTTATGGCTAACATCTTTACCAGTGCGGTTTACACCCTTCTGGTCCAACTTACGTCTAGCACGTTGCCGCTCCATGCGATCTTCGTGCTCACCCCGAGATTTTTGCATAGCATACTCATGCTTATATGGGCGGGGGGATTTTGTGTACGGCATCAGTGATTCTTCCCATTGTGTATGCAGTTCACCACCGCACAATACTGTCTGCAAGAAAAGTTAGGCTTGGGATTCCAAACCTCGTTCTCGTAGGCGGCTTCCAACTGCTTGGTTTCGTTCAGCCATTTTACCCACGGTTCGGCCTGTTGGCTACCCTCGTAATCCACCTTTACAAAGTCACTAGCCACCAAAAACAGCAGCCCACCCTTAACAAGTTTAATGTTAGGTTTATGTTTGAATAGCGCCAAAGACAGTATCTCTAACTGCTTGGTGTCCGCATATCGGGAGGATTTACCCGTTTTGTAGTCCACCATATAGGCTTTGTCGCCCTTAATAATCACTAGGTCAGCCACCCCCCTCCACCACACATCCTTGTCGAAAAAGTCGCAGGGCTTCAGATCTCGGGTTAACCCCATCCTATATTCACATAAGAATTCCCCGCCTTCACCTAATGTCTTTAGTAGATCAAGGGAGCCTTTTATGAACGCAAATTGAGGCGGCAGGGGCGTATCCTTCCCAATA